ATGGCTGTACAGATGCGGTCCGGTATTGACGCTGCTGCTAGCGAGATGCAGCTCAATGCTTCCACGCTCCAACTTCGAACAGGCGTCCCCGTCACCGGCGTTCCTGCGATAGACGATATCCTGCACCGCACCAACGAATACGTGAACTTCGGCTCTATGCGGGACTTCCTCACAACTTACGCACGCGGTGCATGCCATTCGCTCCTCAACGCCGGGTACCCTGACACCCTGGGCGCCGAGGTGGGCACGTCCATCAGGCTCGAACTGCCCTCCCTCGATGCCTGGGGATACACCCGGCTGGTCAACCCATTGCAACCAAACGGCCCTGAATTCGAAACACCCAACGCACCTCTCCATATATGGCGGTCCTTCCACCATCTCACCGTCAACTTCTTCCGACCGGACTGCTCCCTACCGGGCGGCACGCCAGCCAAGACGATGCAGGTGTTCAGCTACTTTACCCCCGGAGCCGAGCTTCCGTGGGACAACTGGGCCATCTCCACCGCCGCGTTCAAAAGATTTGACGCATACGGCGCGTTGCGTATCCTTGCTAGTGCTAATGGGTATGTCTTCACCGCAAAGCCGTCAATCCCTTTCGCCCGTACATACGGCAACCGTACGCGGGTCGACTACCACGTGCTGCTCGACCTGGCTCGGCGCGGCCCCCGGTACGGACTCTTCGGACGCACCTCCCCCGCCGTCAAAGTCGAACCTCTGTGGTACTTCGCTTCTGGCCTGACCCCCAACCTCATCACCGATGTGGACGCTTTCGGTCATGCGGACTTTATGTCCCCAGCCCCCGTCTTCGAATACCATTCGACCCCCAGGCTCACATCCATCGCACCGCTTTTCAACTATGACCGTTCCAACGTCTCACGTTTCGCCGACGCTAACCAACTGAACACCGCGAACGTAGGCTGGATCAATCGGGTGTGCCCTGAAGACCGCTATTCGATATACCCGGGCATGGACTCACAGGGCTCCCGCCACCATATGTGGAGCATCGACGCCGACGCCACCACCATAAACAACGACTGTTTGCCCTTCTTTTCGCGACAACAGAGTGCGAACCCCACTTTCCAGCGGTCGCCCATCGCCGCCGTGCGCTCACATGCCGCATACCGGCTTTACGATACCTCGGCCGGCCCTCCAGTGCCGTACGTCGGTGCAAATGGCGCCCCTATGCCCGCTAACTACTTTGCTGGACAGGCCGCGACCGCCAATATGTCGACCGACCGCCGCAGGGCACTGTTCACAATGGTCGCGTATGGGAACAACATGCCCCCACCCGGCCCTGGAGCCCAGCTCACGTACATGTACACTGTTATCAACTCGTGGCTGCAACGCTTCTCCCAATGGTACATCAAACCCACAATGTACCTACCACCGATATACTTGTCCGGGCGCTACGAGGTTCCGGTCTTCCACTTCTCCGACTTGGAAGGGACCGTCTCTAGCACCCGACAACGCTTTATCCCCCCGGAGGGGCTCTCCCGCGCAATCGGCGGTTTCGAGGCCAGGTTCGAACCAGCAGAAAACACTCGCCGAACAATCCTCAACTTCGACCCGGACATCGTTGCGGTGCCATTTACCCGAGCGATGGACGAGCACCTTATCACCGGGTTCCAGTCCATGCTTAGCCCAATCATGGACCACAACGGTGCCGTTCACAACGCTAACGTCCGCACCAAAGCACTAGAGGCCCGGCGGGACGCCTTAACCCTCGAACTCGAAAAACTCGCCGTACAGCAGGATTTTCCCTAGAGCCCCAATATTTCGTAACTCGCGGCCGAGCCGGTTACGTTGACCGTCTTACTGGCGAAGATGTGGGCACGCGCGGGCAGGCCCGCTGCGACTACATGTCCCGATACATCCACTCCTATAGGCCCAATTCCTCCCTGTTCCAAACTTCCCCTGCCATCGCCGCGCGAGGCATGCGAACCTATTTATCATCACCTCCCGCCCTGAGGAGCGGTAACGAAAAGGCTGGACCTTCGGCGGGAACCCCGGTCGCTGGACGCGGCCAAGGTGGACCGAGCCGGGTTTCTGGAGACGCTATCGCCTCGCCATTGGCCACCGTCGTAGAACCGAACCGTGAGAACAGCGTCCATGCTCCCAGTCTCCTGGGTCCCGTTCTCCCTGGTCTTGCGTCTAGGATCGGTCGGGTGCCGTGGCAAGGTGAGGGCTCTCCCTCCCCCAGCTTGCAAGCTCTAACCCTTCTGGTTGCTGGGCAACCGCCACCCTCTCCCATTGACCAACCTGCGCCTAAAACTCGGGCAACGGAGTCGGTGGACGAGCACGTGTCCTCGGCGAGTAATTCACCTCGCGTCGAGGCCGGGCCGAAGTCAAACTACTCTTGTGCGACTGTAGTGGGCACGAATGCGACCCCTCCAAGTGGGCGTGCCTGGGCAAAGCCTAATCACTGGCAACAAAGATTCGCAATTGCGATTCCCTCCGGCGAGGGGAAGACGCAGCTCAGAGATGAGCAACCCCACCTTTTCGCCGACCACGATGACCTCGAGATCCAGGCCGTCACAAAAACACTCGTTGACGCCGCACGCAAAAGCGGGAACTGGTCCAAGGTTAATGCCTACCACCACATTTCCTCGCGGCGCTGCGATAAACCATTCCTCCTAACCTGGGGAAAAGACACCTTCGACCCACACACATTCACGTGGCTCGGAGCCTACATCCTGCAAGAACCCACAGGAATACGCGAAAATATTGGCAACCGTGCCTCCATTATCTCATCATACGACTACCGCACTTGTACGGACTGGGAGGAAAGGAACGACAACATCCACACCGCCCTTAAAGAAGGCCGGCCCACCTACACGCCCAAAGTACGCCCGGAGAAACCGCTCGCGTCCGTGTTCTCACACACGACCCTTCGAATGTTCGAAGCGCTCTGCGCCCACGCTACGATCTTAGGGCAGAATCCTGAGATAATAATGCCCTTATCCTACGCTGTCGTCCGCCGTGAGTACGACAACTTCATGCGTGCGACCATCCGCCGCCAAATCCCGTGGCAGGATGCAGTCACCATCCACAACCTCGCCTTCGGCGAAGGGCTATTCCCTGACTACCTCTACCGCGTGATCGAAGAAGAATCCGCGGACTACCTTCCCGAATGCAAGGAGATCAAGACGCTTCTTGAAAAGAAGAAGTGGAACGCCGGGTGCTACCTCGGCCTCCACATCTGGGACAATGAAACAGAATTCATCCCACAACAGGGCAAGCGGCGACACCATGAACATGGCGGAATGTCGTTTGCCGACATCGCCCAGATCGCACGTGACAAGACAGTTGTACTCGTCGGGCCCCCTGGCTGTGCGCAATGGCTCTACGGTGCCCCAATTGCGAGATACCAGCCAGACAGTCTTACCAGGGGGATCTACTGCTCGCCCGGCCCCGTCGCAACTTTTAACGGCAAGGTAGTAAACGTCCGATACACGTACTACCTCATGCACGCGTTCTACCGGCGCCTTGGCGCCAACTCCGCCACTGCCACCAAACAGGCCAAGCGCGAGTGGCTCTTAAATCCCAAGATGCCAGCAATCGGCATGCAGCGGGAGACCACCGGTATCCCTTCCCGCCGACGGAAGCACGACTTCGGCCAGCGCACGGCTCGACGCGCGCTCCGTATCAACGCCTCCATGCCCGGGCTCCGCGCCATGGTGGACGAGGTTCGAGATGTGCAGACCCGTGACAAGGCAAAAAGGACCGAGAAACTGCAGCACTCCCGTGCCCTTGATGTGCACCGCATAGCTGCGTGGGCTGAAAGCGCCGCCTGCCAGGCGCACCTGCAGTCCGTCCTTAACCAGGTGGTCGGCTCATTCCAGATGCCGCCTCACACGGTGCATCTGGAAGAGACTTACGTCCCACTACTGCGTGAATTGTTCCCATTCCGTGATGAAGAACTCTACGCCAGGACTCGTATGAACGACTCCGTCACCTACCGGCTCCTACGCGAAATCCACACGCTCCACGGACCCGAATTCACCACCAACCTGCTAACGTCCTGTGCCGGCCTCGGCCTCCAAGGCATAGCCGGTATCGCGCTGTTTACTTTTTCTGGTAACTCCAATGCACGCCTGATCGCGAAGCTCTGTGACCTCGGTACATTCTGCCACGGGGGCAAACACGCATCCAAACTCCTCAAAGCAATACACACGCTTGCGCGCAGAATTGACAAACTTCCATCAGTACTAGATCCGTCATCGTACCCACCATGGGCACCCACAGGCCCCAAGGCGGCACCTGACAACCTCCTTTACCTGAACCTACTCATCGGTCGCGCCCAGGATGAACTACTCGGGTTCGACGGGTATGTCGAAAAACGCAACACCGCGCAGCCCGTGCAGTCCGCTGTAAGTGATCGCTCGGACCCCGGTCATCGCAAACGTGACTGGGATCGGCTCATGGAGAAGGCCCTCGCCCACCTGGCCGTACCAGCCTACGATGCCCTCTCGCGTATCACAGGCGCACACCGCGGTGAGGACCTCACACCCGAACAATTCCGGGCACACTTCGTTAACATCGCACCCCGTGGATCAATCGGGAAGGGGAAGTTCGATCTTAAACAGTACGGAATCCCGCTCCACACCGCCCACAAGCGTTTGTGGCTCGATTCCCTATCAGACAGTGAGCTCCTAGCAATACTCGAAATCCCAGCCGAGGTATTTACCAACGCCCAGGTCAAGACCGAGAGCGGTATCCGCCTCCGCCAGATCATACCCGGTGAAATACGCCAGTGGTTAATCGAGTCGGTCTGCATGTACGCCGTCGAGGAAGCCATCTACAGGAACACCCCCGAATTTACACTAGGTAAGACGACCGCACAACAGATGTTTAGCATGCTCCGGCGCTACTGGCGAGTCCGTAAGGGTAGATGGACACTCGCAACTGATTACGCGGATTTCAATTACTTACACACGATACTCGACATGAAACGATATTGGAAAACCGTCGTCCTCGAGCCGGCCCTACGCCTCGCGAAGGACGGACAATGGAACGGTGACAACTTCGCCATGTTCGTCGCGAAATGCGCTGCATGGCAGATGCGCGCCCTCGACGCCCTATACGTCCGTGAGGTCGGATCTGACGGCGTCTATCGCCACGTCACGCGTTCGCTATGGTCCGGCTGGCGTACCACGAGCGCTATCAACAACGCCGAAAACTTCAACTACAATTGGATCAACCGCCAGATCTTCCGCGACCACCTCAGCTACGACCCCATCATAACGGAAGAAGTCAACGGAGACGATGGTGACTTCGAACCGGAAAGTCCGGCCGGCGCCTTGCTCTACATGCGCCACCTGCAGATCGAAAAACTCGACATCCAATCGAGCAAACAACTACTGGGGTGGCAAAAAGCGGAATACCTCCGCATCACAACACGGCCCGACTCTATCCGCGGCTCGCTAGCCAGGTCTTGCGCCTCATTCGTGGGGTCGGACCTCCAGGATCCAGTCATCCAATCGGGTATCGACTTCGTCCGAGGGACCTCCAGCGCCGTGAATGTCCTCATCCGCAGAGGTTACGACCCGGAGCGCGCCGAGAAACTACGCGACATCGTCTGTCTCGAATGGGCCCGTTCAAAGACGCAGAAACTTGATGGGTCCCACCGAGCTGTCAAGCTATCGCATACTTCCCCCTTGTACGCGAGCTTCGAACAGGGCGGCTTCGGATTAGAGCGCTGGGGCCTCGAACACCCACGACCCATTCTCGCATCCGCGCGCAAATGGCCAACAACCGAACAAAGGTGGGAACTCGCAAACGTGCCCCATCACGGAGTCCATGCCGCGGTCAAGACCGCCCTCGCGCGGCTGTACTCCGTCAACGCCACTTTCCGCAATCCTGCCGCACTCACGCGGATATACACTTCGCTCGCATCACAAGGTGTCGACACCGCCCATAACAAATGGTGGCAAGACCGCGACCTGGACGAGCAATGCGACCACATCGAATGGCTTAACAAAGTCGCACACGACCGGACGGAAGCCAAAGACCAATTCGACGAAACGCTATTGACAACCGTTACACGCGCTGTCGACCGCATCCTTGCGCACGACCCGACTGGGTCAGGACTAGTCGCACACCGCTTCCCCAACATCTCCGAAGCCACGACAGAATATGCCGCCCGCGTCCTGGGCCTAGCCTCGGTGGCACCCCGTCTCGCATTCGACCTAATCGATGTCGAAACCGGGCAGCACCTCACCCTTAACGAGGTCGCAGGCAGGCTGGGGGATGCATCACTCGATAAGTCCCAGTTCGCCGGTTTTTACCCCAACGACCTGATCAAGCTGGTTACCGAACACAATTTCGAACTACCGAAACCCGAACGGGGCGTTATTCCGGATTACCTCCTCCCCGTCGTCGAGGAAGTCCTGTCAGTCGTGTCATTATCCCAACGCTCTACATGGGCTCGCGAGGACATGGCAACCGCCCACTACACTGGGCTCCTACGACGTGCCGTACGCTGCACCGAGCACGTC